CCACCAAAAAAGTCCAGGAATCTCAAGGGTTCCCGGACTTTTTTATTTTTGCCAAGATTAACTTTGTTAGTAACGTGTTAGTAGTAGCGATTTAGGTTAGTTTTTTTAGGACGCTGTTATAAGCTTTCTCATTGACGATTTTTAGTGTGTCCATAAGCTCGTCCATAACTTCCCACGCCCTATCCTGCGCTACATTCCCGACCGCTTTCAAAAATTCACTGCCGGAGGGTTTTATTTTCTTGGCCGGCGCAGGCTCTGCAGAATACAGCATTGGGGGCGCTTTCGCCTGCAGTTGCTCCCCGCCTTGCTCGTTACGGATAATGTAGAGGGCCGCCAGTTTCTCATAGTTTGTCCAGCTCGATTCTTCTGTTTCAAGTCGAGCTATCCAGCGCTTGACCTCATTCTCGTCGACCATAGGGGTGCACCCCCTTTAGTCCTCGATCGTGTCCATGCAGCGCTGGATGGCTCTGCGGATGCTTTCGTCGTCGGCGTTGTCCAGCATCTCCTGCAACTGGCGCTTCATATCGTCCCGGGCACCGTCCCGGGAATAATGGCCGCGGACATAATGGGTGCCCCGGCGGGCATAAGAGTTGCCTTTACCATAGGTTCCGCGCATGTCCGCCTCCCAGTCACCGTCCCGGGAATATCGGCGCTGGGAATAGCCGTCATCCTCCAGCATCTCGATCTTGTCAATGTTTTTGATGGTGTCGGTCAGCTTGTGCGCAATCTCAAGGTCGCCCGCGCCCAGGTCGCCCTTGCGAGCCAACTCGTCAAGTTCTTCGCAAAGCATATTGCGAAGCTCATACATTGCTTTCTTACTCATGTTCATTCTCCTTTCACGCGATTCTCTCAACCGTCAGGTTCGAGTTGGCGAAGTTGACGGCCTGAGTGCTGGTGTTTTCCATTGCGACCGTCAGGCAGCAGCCTTTCGGGACGCAGACCTGCGCGGAAACATAAATGTTAAAGTAGTTCTCTACCGCCGCAGGCGTGACAGTCGCCGTTGCACTGGTCAGCGGCTCTCCGTTGATGGCAAGCGCCGCCGTGATGGCCTCGACCGTGCCTCCGGTGGGAATAGCGATGTTGCCGCCATAAGAGACCCTAAACAGAGCGCGGTTTTGACTGGTGAGGCCGCGCAGCGTGACAATGCCTGCGCCCTGGCGATGCACGATACAGGGCTTGCTATTGACCGCCGTTTCGGTCAAGGGAACGTTCTGGCCTGCGGCTACGCTCACAATATTCGCGTTTGTGTACTCTGCCAAAATAATCAGTCCTTTCTAAAGTGGTCGAAATCGATCATGTTAAAATACAGCGGCGAGGCAATAGCCCCGCCGCGTTGTCGTCAGTATCGGCACGGGGCCGAACAGTTCGGAAATCCCGAACAGCTGGTGCTATGCAGTTGTCAGCAACCGCAGCCGGTTCCGCATCCGCCGTAACCGCTGCCCGCCCACGGGTTACAGGTAATGTAGGCAGGCGAAGGGCACGGACGCAGCTGCGAGATCAGATAGTTGTTCTGCGCGGCCTGAGATGCCGCCAGCTTCAGATTCTGATTCTCGGTCTGGAGGTCGGACAGCTTGCTTTGCGTCAGGAAGTCGAGGATGGCGCGGCTGTTCTGGTTGTTCGCGTCAATGATGTCGCGCGTGGCGTTCTGCACGGTGTTGCGCGTGTCGCACGCCTGCGTCGCCATGTCGTAGCGCACCTGGGCGATAGCTGCACGGTTTTCGCAGCAGCAATTAGCGGCCTGCATCTGCATGGCGTTGAGTTGCTGCATCAGCGCCGCCTGCTGGTTGCTGCGGGAAAGCTCGGCCTGTGCAAAGCCGTTTGCCATCGCCATGTTGGTGCCATTGACAAGCTGCGCCTGCTGGTAAAATCCGTCGCAAAGGCCCTGATTTACACTGTCGATCTTGCGCTCGACATTGGCAAAATCAGAGGTCAGCACATAGCCGTCGACCACGCCGCCGGAATTGCCGGCGTTGTTTCCCCAGCCGTTGCCACCCCAGCCGCAGAACACAAACAGGAAAAGAATGATGATCCACCACGCGCCATCGCCGCCGAAGCCGCCAAAGCCGCTGTTCATCATGCCGGTAGGCGCAACAGGCATAGTGGCCTGAACGCCGCCGTCAGAAAGAGACATAGTATCACTCCTTTGAAAAATTTTTATTCATCAAATCGTGGCCACGATGTTGATTTATGTTGATGATTACTGCATCAGGCTTTGAAACTGCTTCGCCATCTGCTGTAGCTGATTAAGCTGCTGCTGGTTTAGCCTACCACTCTGCAAGAGCTTTTCGACCTCGGCTTTGGGGTCGCCCTTGAAATTTGCTTTGAACTGGTTGAACTGCTGAACCATCTGGGCAAAGTTCCCCATAGGCCCCTGCCCGCCGCCCAGCGCGGCCATGAACGGGTTAGTCATCGTCCTCGTCCTCCTCTACCTTGCGCTTTTTCTTGCCCTTTATTTCGCCCACAAGCGCTGCCAGAGCGTCAAACTCTTTGCGGGTGACAAATTCCACGCCCTTTTCCTGCGCCGCTGTGCGTGGCGTTTCTGCGCGCTCTACAAGGTCGTAAATTTTAAGCGTCGGTTTCCCGCTTGCGTCTGCCTGCTTGAGGTAAACGGTGGGGGCGGTGGAATCCCACAGTGCTACGGCAGAGTTGGGCGCGATGAGATAACCTCTTGCCTCCTGCTCGCCGCTTACCCACTGTACGCCGCCTTGTGCGATGGGGGTCTGTTGCACTGGCTGCGACATAGGCTGCTGCATGGGCTGCATCTGTGGCTGCTGCATCTGCCGCATCTGCATGAGGTTGTCCGGCATCGGCTGCGGATAATAGGGGTTGAAATAGGGATATGCCATGTTCATTCCTCCGTTTCTTTGTCCCAGAAATAAAGCGGGATTTCGTTCTCGCTGTTCCAGCTGTCATAGATGATCCCGTCCTGAACGCACACTACATGCCCAGAGAGGGCGAGAATATATGTCCCGCGCGGGTGCTCATCGGCAAACCTGCCGACCGTGTAACAGTCCGGGCAAGTGTCCGGTATGATGTATCTCCGGTAGCCTAAGGACCGCAGATACGCGCCCCAACAGGCGTTTGCATTGGGTAAATCACCGTCCAAGTAGCCACGCATGCACAGCCGGAGATAAACCTCGCCCCAATCCTTTCCCGTGGCCTTACAGATCGCACGGACAGTGCAATCGGACACGTTTTTCCCGCAGGGATTTGGATTAAAATATTTATACATGATTGCAACCCCTATATAGGCTTTCAGCAATTTCCACATACGCTAAAAGCCCCTGGGGATCGTCTGCGTACAGAATGCAAATATCCTGCGCCATTTGCGCGGTAAACCCGCATTTGATTAAGCGCTCGTACATATTCCCGCCTCCTTGCCTCTATAATAAAAGAAATCCGGGCAAATAAACTGCCCGGATTCTGCCTTGATTCTGCAATAATGTAGTTACAGTGTGCACCAATTGTGTGCAAAAACGAAAAATAGCCGCACCCAAAAAGGGCGCGGCTATTTTTAGGAATCGAATGCATCCGCCAGTTTTTGGTATGCGCGGCGGCGCAATTTGTAAAATCCATCTACGCTGATATGTAGTTTTGCCGCCGTCTGTACACAGGTGCGGCCAAAAACGTCCACGTCAATTACACAGGTTTCCTCGTCTTCCGGTAGCCCTACCGCACGGATTGTTTCTGTGGCGCGGCATGGTGCCATAGTGGATAGTTTTTTGCGGATCCTTTTGTGCTGATCTATCATTTCCCACGGTGTGCCGTGGAGGTGCGGATGTTTAGCACGGGCGTGAGGCCGGCGTAGCGGTGTCCTCTGCGCCCTCCAGTGGATTTATTTTACCACTTATTTCAGCAGGAAATTCCAGCTGGCGGCACCGAGAATGCCGTCCACACCGAGGTTGTGGTCTGCCTGCATCTCCCGCAGACCGGCCTCCATCTTGGGGCCGAACAGCTTGTCACCGCTCCAAATTTCATCCGGGTAATAGCCCTTGTCCTTCATCAGCAGCATGGCGGCCCGGACATCGTTGCCCTCCATGCCACGGCGCAGCATACGCAGTTCCATGTTGATCGTCTCCTCCTTCGTCGTCGGTGCGGGTGCGGGCTTTGGCTCCTCATCCAGCAGCGCCTTGACGCTGGCCTTGAACGCCTCCCACTCCGCATTGTTCTTCCCTGCCATTTGCCGGGGGCAGGACTTCCCGGTCACGTCGTAGTGCCGCAGGACGTAGGTGTCCACGCCGGAGATGCCCAGCAGCTTGCACAGCTCCGCCGTCAGTGCCGCAGCGTTGGCCTTGGTGCGCTCGGAAACATGGTAGTTCCCGGAGCAGCACATCTCGATAGAGATACTGTTGGTGTTGCGGCAGAGGGGATGTACCGGATTGGCAGAGCCTACCGCCCACGCCCGGTCACAGACCGGTACGGACTGGTAAATGCTGTCCTCGTCCACGAAGTAGTGTGCGCTGGCCTCCCGGTCGCCGCCTGCGAAATACTTGCAGTTGGCCTCGGCGGTGTCGCTGACGTTGCCCGTGTAGTGCAGCACCACAAAGGCCACGTCCCGCCCGCCCAGCCGGTCATAGGTCTCCTTGCTGGCCGGGATGCTGGTGTTGATGGAGATACCGCCCGCCTTGGCGATGGGATATGCGGCAGTGATGCGCTTACTCATGCCTTACTCCCCCTTGCTCAGCTGCTTGACAGCCTGATTGATGCCGGTGGCCGCCAGACCGCTGACGATGCCCACGGCAATGGCGGTGATGGGATCGCCCGCCGGGAAGTCTGGGATGGGTGCCAGATAGTAGCTGACAGCCCCCAGCAGACCGCCGCAGACCCCGCACAGGATGGGGATCCACTTGTCGTTCATGCTGCTGGCCTTGCCCACCAGCCCCACGAGGTAGGTGATGACGGTGATGACCGCCACGCTTGCGATGCCAAAAGTTTCCATAATTGCTCCTTTCCGTGCCCGAATCGGGCACACAAAAAATGTTGATAGGTCTTTGCTTATCGGTTTAGTCGGTATTGTACATTCACTGTCGTCTCCTTTCTTTTTTTAATCCTCGGTATAATCGTAAATGATGGTGGCATTGCTCGCACCCCAAGGAGCATTCGCTACTTGCCCCTGCGACCACGGAACCTTGATGGTGGTTAGGTTGGAGCACCCGTTAAATGCAGAAGAGTGGATGGTCTTTGGGTTTCCCTCGAATGTAATACTTGTTAGCCCGGTGCAATTAGCAAACACAGCGAAACCAATGTTCGTTATCCCAGGTGGCAGCCTAGTTATTGCCAGGTTGCGGCAACCATTGAACGCATAGTAACCGATGCGTGTTATTCCAGACGGCAGACTAGTTAGTGCAAGTTTGGGGCAGCTTTGAAACGCATAGCTACCGATATTTGTCATGCCAGACGGCAAGCTGGTTAATGCAAGGTTGGGGCAATTATTAAACGCATAGTCACTGATGCTTGTTACCCCAGACGGCAGGCTGGTTAATGCAAGCTTGGGACAACCGCTAAACGCACTGTAACCAATGGTCGTCAAATCACCCGGAAGTGTAGGGCTGACAGCCGTGCGTTCTATCACTGCCTTGAAGCTGCCGCCACCCTCCAGAGTTCCGGTCACGCCGCCGATCACCACATCCTTCTTGATGTTCTCGGGCAGTAGGGTGTCCGGTTTTTGAATCGTCACCTTACGCATGCCTCTGGCGCTGGTGGGCAGGATGACCTGATTGCCGGAGGGCATAGACAGCTCCACCGTCCGCTCCTCGGTAGCAAGCACCTCCATCACTTGACCCATGTTGACCTCCAGGTCAGCGCCGGGAGAAAAAGTTACCGCAAACTCGATCATAGCGCACCATCCCGCAAGATCCGCTCCACAGGCACCGTGAATACCTGAGATGCCATGCGCTGACCGCCCACGCCCACCCGGAGCTGTATCTTTGCGTCAATGCCTCTCCCGGCAGTAAGCGACAGGGTCTCGGCTTCCGTCAGCGTGCAGGAGACAACATTCCCGTCCAGATGTACATCCGGCAATGTTTTTTCGATCTTAACCTGTCCGGCCTGAGCCACGGCAATGGACAGCACCGTGATACTTCCCGTGTCGATGGGTAGCTGGAATGTCAGCGTAGGGGTCGTACCTCGATACATATATATCCCTCCTCATACTGTAAATCTGCGATGCTTAGTGGTTGGATAATCTTTCCAAATCCGCTATCCTGTGATTGGCGACCTTGATCTGCTCCTCCAGCACCGGAACGCGCCGGGCGAAGTTGTTATGCTCCCGGACTTCCCGTGTCAGCTCGTCCAGTTTGGTGTCGGTGACGGCCTGCTGCGTGTCCAGCTTGGCCTGCACATCACGGGTGGTCTTGTTGCTGGTGATGATTACCCCCAGCAGAGACAAACCGCCGGTGATGAGAGCTACGACGATTGTTTCCATTCAGTAATTTCCTTTCTCCTCTGGGGCTATGTTATAAGGTGGTATCACCTCCTTACACCCCCATTTTCCACTGACCCGCAGCGAGACGATTAGGCTGTTCGCCGCCAAGCATACACCGTCAGATATGGCGGCATATTGTTATGAGCCTTCCCGCCGCCGGTGGTGCCCGTCAGGGTGTTGCGGCTGATGTCAAATGCCGCCGCTGCATAGGGGTAATATCTTCCGCTTCCGCTTTGCGACCCCATGTCGCCTACGGTGAACGCTTTCTTGCTGTTGGTGATAAATCCGTAGTATCCTGGCTCATTGGCCGGGTTGTGCCCGTGGCTGGGCATCTCCGCTGTCGTCAGGGTGTGGCTGGCCTCGCCGCCGGTGGCACCAGCTGCGTATGTATCACCCGCAGCCAGCAAGAATACATCCTTTATACGCTCCCATGTCCCGCCGCCAAAAAGATCGGCCGGGTCGGTGGCCGCAGTAGAGATATATACGCTCCCCACCGGATGCGCATAATCCAACAGCGTCGTTCCTCCTACCGCCAGTGTGCCGTCTATCTGTACATCCCTATCAAAATAAGCATCCAGCCCCACTTGAATTGCGTTTGCCTTGTCGCAGAGACGGCCCAGCCCCACAGACAGCAGATGCTTTGCCAGATGGTAAAGGGCATACGCTGCCGGCAGATCTCTCAGAGAGGAACCTACACCCTCCCATGCATCCGTCGCCACCACACGCACCTCGTAGCGTTTGCTCTTGTCTGCAGCAAACACGGCAGAAATATCAGCAGGATCATAGTTTCCCGCCGCCGGTCGGCCTGCCGTAGTCCAATCTTCAGCGCCGACTTCCCTATACTGCACCGCATATGCTGCGGTGTTTTTAGCAGAAAGTGGAGTAATGGCCCCGGAGAAAGTCACCTTGCCATAAGTGCCAGCCCGGTTTGCTGTTCCATCGGCATTGCAACGGGCGGCAGAAATAGCAGTAATTGCTGGTTTGCTATAAGCGAGGACAGCGATACTTTGTGTCTTTGTAGTCGTGCGCCCTCGGCTATCTGTGACAGCACAGGAAACAGTCAGTTCGCCAGAACCGGGTAGATAATCCGTTGTACCACTGGCCGATGTCGCAGCGTAGATGCTGCCCACCTTGATACTGTAAGACTTGATGGAACTGCCCTGCACACCGGATGCGGTGATATCCACTTTGACTTTGCTGCGAAGCTGGACATATCCACCATAGGTGTTGGACACACCTGTTGGATCATCGATTGCAACAGACAAGGACGGAACCACGGTTGACGGCACGGCAAGCTTAACAGCCGTTGACCACGCCCCAACATAGGTGCTGCCGTTGTACGTCTTTACTGTGAGTGTGAGCGCCACAGTCTCTGCGTTTGGTGCTTGCTGTGCCAGAGACACAGGCGGTGCGTTCCAACTGTACGATGTGCCTACATTTTCGGCAATCAGTTTGTCCTTGACGCTGCCGCAGGTGTAATAGAGTTTGTGCGTAAAGCTGCTGCTGGCCCGCTTGATGGTGATGGTCAAGGTCTCCCCCAGCGTGGAGCCGTTCGTGGTGGCCGTGGACGCTCTTGGGATGGTGGTTAGCGTCACCGTTTCTGACAAGGACAAATGGCGTGGTGTGTAGGCGCTGTCAAAGCCACAGTCCCACTCTGCTGTCAGCGCAATACTTTTCGTGCCGTCTGCATTATGGCTGACTGTAATAGTCTTGCTGCCCAGTTTATACCATCCGGTGGAACTGTAATTATACGGATTCCAGCGTTTTTCGCCCTGAAGTATATAATACGCTTCGCCGCTGCTCTCGTTTTGGGAATATCCGGTTCCGTCATATACCCACAAATCAAGATTTAATGTACTTTTGTTGTCTGCGATAGACTGGCCTGTGATTGACCAATCCAGACGCAAGCGCCAGCCTTTGTTTGTGCTGCTGTAAATGGACGCCATGTTCTCAACTCCTGTCAACTGGCAATTACATCGCCGTTTTCGTCCTCCGTCCAAACCACGTTTCCGATGCAGAGGATAGATACCTTGATACGCATTGCTTCCACGCCCTCTGCGGTGATCTGCAACTCCGGTGTGTTGTTGCGGACAAACTGCAACACATCATTATCCAGCCGCAGCAGGATTTCATTGCCCGTTTCGCCAATGATTAGGCCGTCAGACGTAAACCGGAAAGCCTTTGTGATCTCGCTGTACTTGCTTTGCAGATCGCCGTCCACCTTGTCAATGCGCTCGGTTACCTTAGTGATGTCAATGCTCAGCTGGTCAGTCAGCACAGACAGCTTTGTGCTGACCTCCTCTTTGTAGCTGTCAAAATCCCCGGTTTCTACATAGTTTTCCAGAGCGGACAGGATGATGGAGTTGACATTCTGCTGCAGATCGGTAATCTGCTGGTGTGTGGCCTGAATCACTTGGCTTGAAGATTCGTCCACCCGCTCAGAAATCTCCTGCCGTGTGCTTTCGATGCGTTTATCCGTTTCACGCTTGGCATCTATCTGTGCCCCCGTGTAGGTTTGCTGGGTAGCACCCAGCGTGATTTGTGTGTTGCCGGGGTCAAGAATATCCGGGGCCAACTCCATCAGCGGATAGGACGCGCTGTAGCCGTGCGGAGTGCTGAAAAGGGCCGTCATCCGGCCCACCCGGAAATGCTGGATGCCATCTTGCCAGCCCAAATCAACTGCCTTGCAGGTGATGGTCTCCGGCATGGACAGGCCATTGTCAGCCAGCGCCGCCTTTGCCTTGGTCTGAAGGTTGGCGGCAACAGTCACATCATCCCATTTGATGTGACGGGTAATGCGCCCGTATGTGGCCATGCCAGACTTGCTATAAATAGTAAGCCCGGATTTAACAAGGTCATCTGTCAAATCACCATCTGACAGCGCTTCGATGGTCAACCCGTCCTTGCCCTCCGGAAGAATAGCGGTGTAAATGTCCGCACCGTCCGTTTCGCTGGTAAGATCAAGCAGGTTTTCGGCGAACTCCACCGGCTGCGTGTTGGTCAGCGGCAGCGCGGCGTAATAATCCAAATAATTGCCGCCATTCTCATAACGGATTAGCAGATTCCCGCCAAGAGAGGACTTGACCAGCTTATCGGAAATAGTGGTCATCGCCGTGGCGTACTCCTTGGAGCTGCGTGTGATGTAATTGTTCGGGTCTGTTACGGTACACACTCCGGGCCTGATCTGCTGCTCTGCGGACACTTGGCTGTTGTGCTGCCCTAAAATCCAGCGGAAGAAGAAGTCAACCACATTCCCGCTTGCGGCTGCGGCTTTGTAGTCATCATCATCCTTGAAATCTTCCGGGAAACTGAATGGCTTGATGATGCTATCATTCAGCGCCGCCATAATGCCTTCTGTTTCAATTTTATGCGCCCCGTAGAAGTCTTTTGTGTCGGTGGTGATTCTGCCCCTGTATATGGGAAAAGTGCCGTCCAGCAGTTCCACAAGGCCGCTCATGCGCCGAAGATTGCTTAAATACGGATGGTCAGCGCCCAGCGTGAAAGTCATCTCACCCGCTTTGCTCACCGCAAGCTTAACAGAGGGGTCACGGACGATTAGTTTTTCATCCGCAAGCCGCGGGTCATACAGGATATAGTTTTGATATTTTAGTTGGTACATTACAGGCTGGCCTCCTGATATGTAACGGTGATGCTGCCGGTGCCGCTGGCCACCTTCGCCTTCAGGCTGTTGCTGCCAGCCGCAAGCCGAATGGCGGGGAAAATGTGATCTCCTGCGCTGGCATTGATGGTGTTGCCGTCCCAAAGCAGTACGGTATCTTGCGCCACCGTAATGGTGGGAATCACCGGGCGGCTTTCGTTCGGAAGCGTAAGCTGTTTATATGCCGTTCCCAAATCAGCCCGTGTCACAGTTGTTTTCTCTTTCTTGTATTTCCACGGATCACAATCAACAGTAACGGGAATTGTCTGCTTTATTTTGACAAGCTCCACTTGCCCAACGGAGCACCGCCCACTGTAATAATGGGCGGTGTCCTCGGGGAAGGTCACTTTCACGCGCTTGCCGTGGACTTTGTTGCAGAAGTCAGAAAGCGTGGCAGGCCATTTCTTGCCGCTCACCGTGTCCACGCCGGTGAGTATCAGTGCAATGGTGCGGTTTTTGTAGGTCACTTCGCCGGTCAACACTTCGGAGGCGTCCAGCAGGCCGTCCCGGCCCGGAACATCAATCATATTCGTGCGGACTTCCGGAAGAGAAATGGACTTGCTTGCAAGCAGCAGGCCGTATTCTGTGTAAGTGTCTTTTCCATCAAAAAATACTTTTCCTATCATACAGCCCTTGCCCTCCTCGCATTGATTTTGGCCAGTTCTTCATCCATGCCTGGGGCAAGCAAACCGACAACCTGGCCACTGTCCATGATGACTTTCATATTTGCCAACATAGGCAAATACTGTTCCAGCAGCATTACAATTCTGCCGGAATCGCCGCCCCATCCGTAAGAGCCACTTGTATAGTTTCTGCTGATGTTTGCATCTGCTGTAATGGTGCCAGCGTCAAAGCTCATATTACCCTCAATGTCCTTTTTTACGGACTTGAATTGATCGTCAAAGCCCTCGCCCAGGCCTTCGGCCATAAAGCCGCCGATGCCCGCAAAGACCTTGGACGGGGATGCAATACCCAGGATTTTTTTCACACCGCTAACCAGCCCATTTACCTTATCACTGAACCAGCTTTTTATATTGCCCCACATTCCGGCGATGCCGTTTTTTAAGCCCCGAACGATGTTTTTACCGATGCCGCCCCAGTCATAGTTTCTGATTGTGTCGGCAATGGCAGCGATAATGCGCGGGACGGCTGCAATCAATTCCGGGATTGCCCCGATAATGCCGGTAATCAGCGATACAATAATCTGCGGCCCTGCAAGGATGATCTTGTCAAGGTTGTTCACGATGCCGTTGACGAACGCAATAATCAGCGTAGGGACTGCCGCGACCAGCTCCGGAATGCACTTGATAATTCCGTCAATCAGCGCAAACAGAAGATCAATGCCCATCTGGATGATGTTGGGCAGCTCCACAATGATTGCGGCGAGCAAGTTGCCAATAATCAGAGGTACTGCCGCGATAAGCTGCGGAATCGCGTCAATCAGGCCCTGCGCAAGCGTCATGATCAGCAAGATTGCCGTTTCAATGAGTTGCGTCAAAAAGTCCGGGCTTGTCAGCATCTGCACAATCGTCATGGTCACTTGCACAATGCCGTCAATAAGCGTGGGCAGGTTTTCTATCAGGCCATTCGAAAGAAAGAAAAGAATGTCGATTGCTGCTTGCGTAATTGCAGGTAGGCTATCAATGATACCCTGCCCCAATGCGCCGACAAGCGCAGCCGCCGCCTGCAAAAGCTCAGGCAGGTTGTCTGTGATGGTTGTTATGACCATCGGAATAATAGTGGTAGATGCAGATGTAACAAGCCGTGAAATTCCGCCCAAGATGGCACTAACGCGCGGAATAATATTTCCAGCCGCCGTCTCCACGCTGCTGACAAAATTGCCAATTAGCGTATCAAGGTCTGCGTTGTCGTCTGCAATGCCGGTTATCAGGTTTGCCCATGCGGCTTTTGCCGACCCAGCGCTACCCTGAATAGTAGACGCAGCCTCTTTTGCCGTTGTCCCGGTGATGCCCATTTCCGTCTGCACCACATGGATGGCGTCTACGATGTCGGAGTAGGACGAAATATCAAACTTCTGCCCAGACAGCTTCTCCGCGTCCGCAAGCAGACGCTCCATTTCCTCTTTGGTGCCGCCATACCCGAGCTTTAGGTTGTCCAGCATGGTGTAGTTCTGCTTCGCAAAACCCTGATAGGCGTTCTGTATCATCTCCATGCCGGTTCCCATCTTGTTGGCGTTGTCGGCCATATCGGTGATGGCCTGGTCCGCCTTCTGAGCTGCTTTCTCTGTATCTCCGCCAAGGCTCTGGAGCAGGGAGGCCGAGAAGCTGGTCACCGTGTCCATATATTCGTTGGCACTCATGCCAGCGGTCTTGTATGCGTTTGCGGCGTACTCCTGCACCTTGTCCGATGCAGTCTTAAAGAGGGTATCGACGCCACCCACTAATTGCTCATACTCGGCATATTGGTCAATGGACGCTTTGGTCAGCGCCGCCACGCCAGTAGCCGCAGCTGCCAGGGCCGCAGCGCCCACCTTTGCGGCGGTTGCAAGGCCGCCTTTTAGTTTCCCGGCAAGAGATTCTGCCTTGCTGCTCGTTTCCGAAAAGCCTTTATCTACATCACTGTTATCCACGCCGATTTTTACAAAAAGATCGAGCAGGTTCATTCTTTCACCACCAATCCGCACCGTGCGACCACATCCGCCGTGATTTCCTCGCAAGACCGCTCGTCCCGCTTCTCCGGCCTGATGACATCCGCATACCGCGCTCTCATGTAGCTGCCTCCGGCATACCGCGCCGTGTTCTCCGTTGTAATTTTCAGTGCGTCCGTCACATAGATACGATACGCCTCATCCCGCGCCCGCTCATTCAGCCGCGCTATGCAGTAGCGCAGAAACGGCTTTACTCGTCGGCTTCCCCGGTATTCTCCTGCGCAGAGCCAGAGGAGTTCTCGCTCTGCGCCGAGAGAAAAAATGCGGTAAATGCATCATCGGACAGCAACTCCACCGTGTCCCGCGTCAGTTTCACGAGGTTCAGCGCGCCCTTGTAAGCGTCCGCACTCACACCCTCGATCGAAGCAAGAATGGCAATAATATCGCCCTTGTGGTCCTTGAGAAGCGAAGGGAGCGCTTTCCGCACCCGCTGCGTCACAAACTGCTTCGCCGTCATGCCCTCCGGCAGCTTTTCACGCCGGAACATGGCAGAAGCTTTCTCGTCCTCCGCAATGTTGGCGATGGGGCCGATGATGTCCGCGATCACATCAAATACACGGTCGCCCTGAATGTCGGAAAGTTTCATACTGTTTCCTCCGTACCCGCCTTGATGTAAATCTCATACGGAACCTTGTCCTGCTCCGCGAGGGAATAGTGCGCCGTAAACTCAAAGGCAAACTGGCCCTTGGCCTTATCTGCCGTCTTGAGCTGGAAACCGCCCGTGGAAAGCGCGTTGAGCATATGGATAGCGATAAAGCCGCCGTTTTTCGCGCCGTTCTTGTCGGAGTAGTCGCCTACCAGCCAAATGTCGGTAAAATCGCTGTCCTTGAGGTCCGTGCGGGGAACGACCTTCGTCGTGTCGCTGGCATCAATGTCCGCCGCACCGCACAGCAACTTTGCCGTTTTCGTATCGGCGTTGATAAACGTGCCGGACATCTTCGCCTCCACCATATCCTGCCGCTTAAACTCCTTCATGTTTTTGGGGCAGTTGTCAATGTCTTCGCCAAAGTCGGTGAAAGTGGGCGTTGCCGTAAAGTTCACACCGCCGGTGGTTGCACCGATCTGGCCAGCCGCACCGACCTCCCCGGTAGACGGCGTAAAATCGGTGGTCAGGATACCAGCGTTAATCTGCAATTTCTGAAAAGCGTCAGAAGGAATTTTCGTAAATTTCATAGTTTCGTCCTTTCATCAGTTCTGCGACAGATATTCAACCGTAACGTTGAGATACCGCCGCTTGATGTTTTTGTTGCTCTCGTCCGCAATATTCTGACACCACGGGGAGCCACGCTTGATCCACATTGCTCCGCCGTCATAGGCGACCATACAGCCGCCCATGCCGATTGCGTCGCTGATTTCTTGTGCCTTTGCGTTGGGCATCGCTTCGCTCTCGGTGTAATACCAAAGGCTGACCGTCAGCGCGATTTCGCCGCTCTCCCATGATCCGGTGATAAGCTCATAGGTCAGCCACGGAAAGGTCGCGTCTTCCGGCACATTCGAGGTCGGATACGACGGGAGGAATTGGGAAAACCACGCATGGAGTGCCTTGTCCTTTGTCATTTCGGCAGCTCCTTTCGCTCCGCGGTGAAGAATTTCAGTGCTCGGACGGTCGCCCCCGCAGACCTTGGCGCAGCTTTTTCCTCGGGATTCGAGGTCACACGATAGGTAATCCCCGTTTCCGTATCGCGGAAATAATCGTTGTACTCGATGGGAACGCTCTGATTGACCAGCGCGGAATATACCGAGGTAACGCCGTCCTTTTCCGCTTTTCGCGCCTCCATCGATGTGTCAAGAGACTGGTAATTGTGGAACTCCGCGCCCTCTTCCCACGCAGTGATGTAGCCTCCCGCACCGTCAGGCGTGCGCTTTTTCTCCATCAAAATGCACTTGTGGGCAAAATCGTCCAGTAAACTCACGGTTCCACCCCCTTGAGCTTGCGCCAGTCATTTAACCGGCCTTTAAAAGCGCCCTGCCAGCCCGTCCCGGCGCTCGTGTCGGCATTTCCGCCGCTTGCCTTTGTGTAACTGTACCCGCCGAAGCTTTCGCTCGTGTACGGGCTTAAAACGGCTTCACCGTTCTTTTCTTCCCACGCGGCGATATCTTCGGCAAGCAAAACCACAGCCTTCGGAACAGCCAACACCCACACCGTTCCGGTAAAGGTTTCATCCGTAAGGTCAGCCGCCGGATATTGATGCAGACCGTCATTAAACACAGAGCCGCAGATGCGGAAATATTGATTGGTCAGGAGAAAGGGCAGCGCAATGCTGCCGTTCTCCACGGCGAACGTGCCCTCGTGAATCTCCACAAGGAACCAGTTGTTCAAGTGCCGTAAGACTTGTTCAAGCATTACGCTGCCCTCCTATTTAGCCCGCACCGGCCACAGAAACGGTAGCCACGGCAATGCCGTCCAGATACTCAGCCCACAGCTTCATGCCCATGATGGCGTACATATCGCCCGTGGCGCGGCTGTAATCGCCGTCAACATGGACGCCGATCAGGTTGGTCTCGCCCTTCACGGTGTAATTCAGCCCCAGCTTGGCAAAGTCGCTGTCGCTCGGGTCTACATAGTACAGGTCGATGTTCTCCACGGGCAGAGCAATCACCTTCTTGGAGGCGATGTACTTCTCGGGCAGCAGGAACAGGGTGCGGTAGCCCATGAAGTTCTCCACGTAGTTGATGCCGAACATCGTCTGCACGGTGATCTCCTTGTCACCCAGGTAATCGTAAGCGTCGATGATATTGGCAAAGCCCACCACCTCGGTCACGTCCTTATCCAGACCGGCAAACTTGTCCAGCACCTTGCCCTTAGCCATAGCCAGAGCACGCTGCCACGTTTTCTCGGTCACCTTCAAAGTGCCGGTACCGAGGAAGGTGTAGAAGTCGGTCAGGACCTTGTTCTGCAGGGCCACGAGGAAAGCCTCGTCGGTCTTCTCCACGGCAACGTCAGCGCCGTACTTTGCCACGCTCTCGATGGTCACGCTCTTGGCATACTTGGAAATGTCGATGTCGCCATAGGCAACAGGCGCCACCTTCATCTTGGTAAAGGGAATCTCGTCACCCTCTGCCACGGTGCCGCCCTTGAGGCCACCGTCCACGCTGGCCTTGTAGGAAACCAGCTTCGTGCCGGGGGCCTTGCGAATGGGACGCATAATGCCCATAATGTTACGCAGTGCGTCCCAGTTATCGGCGAAGCGGGACACGAAATCCACCTCACGGGCGGAAGTGGTAAACTGTGCAGAAGTTGTTACGTTAGTTTTCGCAGCCATAAATAGCTCCTTTCAAAAATCAGTTATTTTCGCTTGCCATCAGATCGGCAAGCGCTTTCTGGCGCTCCGCCGTAGACATCACATAGCGGCCTTTATCGTCCTTCTTGTAGATATCCTCTCGGGATTTTGCGCCGCCGGTGTTTGCCGGGGGGTTGGCGGGATTCGCCCCGTGCGTCTGCGTGGTGGAGACAAGCCCCTTGTAGGTGCCGTCTACGAGTGCATCAAGGATCTTGGTGTCCTTGATTTTCTCGCCGTCCATCTCCAATGCGGACATTTCCTCGCCGCAGCCGCGCATAGCAAGGTCGAGATTCGCACCGGTGATGTTTTTGCTCTCAAAGTAAGCCCGGACGGCCTTTTCCTTTGCCGCCTTGCTCTCCTTTGCCGTGACATTGGCCTTGAAGTCCTCAAAAGCCTTGTGCTCTTTCTCGTACTTCTCCTTGTAACCGCCGTCACCCGCTGCCTTGAGGTCGTCCAACTGCTTCTGGACGCTGGGCAGCTTCTCCGCGTCCGCCTTATACTTGCTGACATCAGATTTCAAGCCGTCCACGGTGTCGGTATGCGCCTCGATAATGGTATCAACCTGCTCATCGGTAAGCCCCATACCCTTCAAAAGTTTTCGTGTAAGTGCCATGACACTATCTCCTTTTCTTCGGTTCCGTTCCTTCGGAAACGATAGTTTTATAAAAACCGCTGTCCTTTGCGGTAATTAACAAAAAGAGCCAACTGCATACAATTTGTAAGCAATTAGCTCCTATTTCAGTTCGTCCTCCAATATCTTCCGGTATTGGATGGCATGGTCGGCGGCAGCAGGTTTCAAAAACGGCTGTGCCTTGTTGCCATGCGTGTAATGCCAATTTCCCTTTGCGTCCTGATACACCCACGGTGTAGGCCGTCCGCCGCCCTCGGCGTAAATGCCGGTTCCTAATTCCACATACGCACCGTACTCAGAATCTGTTCCGATGATTGCCGCCGGTTCCTGCTCGTCTACCACATGAGTAATGCTGTTGCGCAGATTTCCGGTATCCACGGGGCACAGCTTTTTCGCATATCCCTCTGCCACCAGCCCGCATTTTTCAAGCCCGCGCAGCAGCGCCGCTTTGATGGCAGCAGAGACTTCTTTGCTGTTGTCGGTGATTTCAACGCTCATCACAAAATACCTCTTGACTTTTTTACGGGGATTGCATATACTGACAGTGAGGAAACTTATGTTTCCGTTTTATCGAGGTAATCCTCCGCCCGTTCTGGTGGGGGGTTGCCTCATTTTTTATATCGCCGCACAAAGAGGACAGACCCGTTATGCAGCGCAATTATATCTGCATTAAACGATTTGCTTCTTGTTGCTCTCGCATCCAATACATCAATTAGTTTTTGCTTATCAATCCCATCGGCAACATCAAAAATCACCCCGCCTTGGTTCCCGTGTATCTGCTTTATCGCCTTGCGCAGAGCGCTATCTGCGGCTTTTTCTGTGGAAATCGACTTTATTTCCCATTGCTTCCCTTTCCACAGCATGTCTGGCATTTTCATACCTGGCGTCTGCGATTCTTTCAATAGCACAATTTTCCCACCGAACAGCTCTCTAATTTGATTTGCAACATTTATTTCTTCTTTGTGGTTTTTGGAGCGGTACCCGTTCTCGTATCGCACCTTACCCATGCGGGGCTTGGCGGAATCTATGTATTTCTTCGTAACATCCTTTGCAGATTTTTCGCTCCCCATGTGATATGGGGATAACTGTTTGCCGCTGTATCCCTGCTTCGATGCTTCCCACTGCGCATATGTCACGTCAGATATAAGCCCGTCGCGTGTCCTACGCAGCCCGTCTGATGTATCTACCCCATCCACGGCGGCAATCAGCGTACAGCGGCAGTTATATATCTCCCACGGTGGTCCTTGTGGGTCGCCGGGAAAACGACAACCGTTAGAAAACTTCTTGTCCTGCGCCACTTGTTCGCCGTCAAGCATGGCATGAGAGTGGCGTGTACGCGAGTCCAGCGTAGCCAACCATTCTTTTTTGAGCTTTATCCCCATCTTCTCCGCCGCTGCGTAGCTGTCCATGCGTCCGGCATTCTGTGCGCCGGTCACGGCTGTACGAGCGGTGCGGATGGCGGAATCGCGGCTCATGGTGGTAATGCGCTTTTGCAAATCATCCGCCATGTGCTTGATGCTCTTTCCCTGCAAGATGGAGCTGGTGACGCTTGCCGTGATTTGCTTCTTGCCATACGCGAGGTCGATACCGCGTTTCAGCGCCCTGTCCTTTGGGTAGTACGGCATTAAGTCCGGCTGCTCTACCATAAGCCGCTTTACCGTCTGCTCGTCCCACAGGTCAAAGCCGATATTCCCGGTGACACGTTCAATGGTGTAAGCCGCATAATTGCGGTTCAGGCTGTAAATACCCGGCGTCGCATCGTTGGTATAGGACACCGCCACAGCGTTTGCATCGGTCGCCCTCTGCGCAACCTTGTTGCGCATGGCCTGATAGCGTCCCCCGCGCCCGATCTGGTTGAGCCGCCATTGCTTATAGTCGGCTTCCGTCCATTCCTTACCGTTCTGCACGGTGCCGATCAGAGCCTTCATTTCCTCGTCCCGCTTGGCGAACTGTTCAAAATATGCGTCGATGGTGGCTTGCAGTTCTTCCCCCGCATCGCGGTATAGTTTTGCAATACGCCGCTCCAGCTTTGCAAGCTCCTTGTCGGTCAGCTTGTGGCCGAGGTCACTGTTCGCCATCGCCGTTCACCTCCGGCGCATCCGGTTCCGCAAAGCTCCGGTCAATCTCTTCTGCAGCCTTCCGCTTTGCCATGTCCTCGTACTGGTCAATGTCGCCGTTGATGGTCAGCAGCTTCTTCGTGATGTATTCGTCATCGTAATACGCCGCACCCAGAAGAATGTTCTGTGTTTCCTCGCTCTTGTTGATGATCTGATTGCGCGTGTAGCTCGGCTTGTCCTCAATGCCCGCAAGACGCAGGATTTCCACAATAAACCGCGTGACCTCGAATTCAAACTTATCCGTTTTCAAATCCAGAGGCACATAGCTGGCCTTGATCGCGGTCGCCGTCTGGTTGCCGGCAGATACCGCCGCCGCGTCAAAGCACTGAAAATCCTCGTACAGCTTTTTCTTGAGCATATCAATGGTGCTGCTGGTGCCCTCATAGGGTGCCTCGATGGTCTTGCTATCCACCTTTGCGCCATCATCGCCGTTGGCGTGGGCAACGTGCGTGGTTTTCAAGCGCTCCACAAACTTTGCATCGTCGAGGTCGTCCATGCCGTTGCAGTTAGACAGCACCCAATAAATCAGGTTGCCCTCATCCACATTGTTAACCATGTTCGAGGACGCCAGATCCAGCGCGTCGATGGTGTTGCGCTTGCCGACAATCTCGGATAAACACCGCTTGTTGTTTTTCAGCGGCACGATGGGAAAACTCGGATAATTCCCCCCGTCATAGATTTCGGTTTCGCCGACCTCCGCCTTGCGCTCGATTAGCTTATAGCTGCGCTTTGGCTGCATGACGGCCATATCCTCGCCGCTGGGCTGGAAATACTCGGTGAACCCGTCCAACTCGTACAGCGTTGCTCTCAACGGTTTATCCTGTGCCACCTGCCAGAACCGGATACCGGCTTTCATTGCACCGTCCTCTTCATCATAGAGGGGGACGAACTCAAGCAGAGAGAACACCCGCAAATGCGTCAAATCCCAGAAGCCGAAGGACACGCCTGCGATTTTCGCTTCACGCGCTGCATCCATGACTTCCTGGTCGAAGTCCGGGCATAGCTTGTTCGGCGTTTCCTTCTCTGCAAAGGTCACGCCGTTTCCCAGCAGATACGAGACCTCCTGATCCACCGCCAGGCCGAAGAACCGGCTGGCCAGCTTATGGTTCGCTGTCCACATATCCGTGTGGGAACGGCCCTGCATATCGTAGATGATCTTTTCATAACGGTTGATTGTCGGATTCAGGCCGTTGTAATATTCCTCCGCATCCGCCGCCGTCTTATATGCGTGGGATTCACGATGCGCATTGATCGCGCTGCGGATAAACTCAATGCGCGCCTGCTCGTTGTCACCGACTGCCACGAGGTCGTTATATGTTTTGATAGCTGCTCACCGTCCTATCTGTTCCAAAGTGGTGTATAATCGCGCCGATACGCCTTGTTCTTCAGGACTGTATAAGCAAAATAGCGCGTCTCGTCCATTGCGTGATCGTTTTCCTTGATTGGCCTGTCATCTGTGGATTTTTCGTCCCACCGATACAGTCCAAACTCTCGAATGCAGTCTTTACAATCTCGGTGTATCTTGATTACGCCGTCCTGCAAAAACCGCGCTGTAGTCATAATGCCATTGGTTACGTCGTTGTTGGCCTTTCGCACCATATAACCGCGCCGCCGCAAAACCTCGATAAACGAAGCGGCAGACGGGTCAACGATGATGCTTTTAACATCCGCCTCGCCGATGAGCTTTTTAATTTCGTCGGCGTATTCCTCGTCCGTCTTGTTCTTCTGGTTCTCGCGCCCGGAATAGTAATACTCGCGGATGCGTGTGGCCGTCTTGCCGTCCCAGCACCACAGCCCTGCAGAAAACGGGTTAAGTGTGCCGTAGTCGCAGGAAACATAGTATTCTCCCTTTTCCGGCAGCTCGTCCACAATGCAGCTCTCGTCAAACATTGGATAGATCAGCCCATCGGCCAGCACCCACAGTCCACGGATGTAACGATCATAAAACACGCCCGTAAACATTGACTGATACCGCTCCAGCGTTTTCTGCGACAGCCCGGGGTTGTCCGTCATTTCAAAATGCAGATACAGCGCGTTCCGCTCTTTGTTCCTCTGTATCCACTCTGTATAAAACCAATGCTGCGGACTTCCCGGGTTGCAGGAAAACCACAGCTTTGCACCATCTACCGAGCAGCGGGTCAATGCCTGTTCCACGAACGAACGCGGCATCAGCACAACCTCGTCCAGCAGCACACCCGCCAGCGTGCGGCCCTGGATCAGTGTATAGCTTGCCTCGTCCTTCCCGCCGAACACCTCAAAGTAATTCGTCACGGCACCGCGCCGCACTTCCATGACCTTGTCACCGCGCCGCCAACGAATGATATAGCGTTCCTTTGCCAAACTCATTGCCGTGAACGGCACGATGATGTTCTTGGTGCAGCTATCAACCGTGCGGCCACACACTCCAAAGCGCTGACCGCTGAAATTCTCCATCGCCCAGCGGACGAACGCCCACATCATGATGGAGGTCTTGCCGGAACGGACAGCGCCGTCGCAGATCAGCGCGTCATACTTGGAATAGGGGAAAGCGAGGATTTTTGCTTGCTTTGGGCTAATCATGGTCTGTTCGGATATTTCTGCTTGATCACAGAATAGCTTTTAATCTCCGCGTCAATTTCGAAGATGTCGCTATAAATATCGTCATCTTCGTCATCACATAATGTCAACGCCTGTTTTGCCGTTCCTTGTTTTTCAACCTCAATCCACCAAACGCCTAAGTCCTTTTTAGGATAGCCAATACGGATAATCGTCCCATCAAAAAAACGGATACGAACATCATGGTCAAAACAGCCGATTTCGTCTTCTTTGTAAACGCTACCGTAAATTTCCACAAGGTCATCGCTGCAACCGTAAATCTTAATCATCGCTTTCAAGCTCCTTTGCCATTTCCTTTAGGCTCTGACTGAGCGCATCTTCCTTCACCGTGTCGGCAGGGCTGCCGCCGATCATCGCCCACTTGTCGATCAGCGTTCCCATCGCTGTGGTGATTTGGCTGAGATTTGCCGCCGCCAGCTTTTCCGGGTCGTTGAGCATTTCAAGCCCCTTGCCGATGAACGAACACACCAGGTCTTTGTGCTTATCCATGTACTCCATCACATCGGCGGTGTTCTCTTCCTTTTTTTGCTCGCACTTTTCCACAATGTCAGCATTCGCCCGCACAAGGTTCTTAACCGTCGTTGCGGACACGCCATTGATTTTAGCCGTGGCGCAATAGTTGTTCGTCTGCACATAGTCCGCCAGTATCTTCTTTTTCTGTCGGTCTGTCAGACGCGCAGCCATTGTCACCACCTCGCACCTTTATTTGCTACCAGCCCCCACCCCTTGGCTACAGCAACAGTCTTTCCCCGCCCATGCGGCCTTCTGGAAGCTCTCAAACAACGGAACTTTTCAGCCCTGCGCCGGTATGTCGGTCGCATCCGTTTCTTTATCCATAGGCCGGAGCCAGCCAAATAATTATTATTCGACCTGCCGCTTTCATACAGCGCACAGGCAAGACCACTTTCGCAGACTTACGCTCCGTGCGGCTGCGAGGCAAGATGTCACGCCTATGGCACGGACAGTTGGGAATTGAACCCACCACACACGGTTTTGGAGACCGCGTCGCCGCCTTGGTACATGTGCCCGCATATTGGTCGTCTTCCCGCTTAGATTGTCACACGCTCATGCCCGCTTGAGGCCACGCAAGCATCTCAAGCGCCGCTGTTCGGTCATGGCAAGGAGGACGCATCCTCACGCGCAGTTTTCAGCGAGCATTTTCATTTTCATGTAAGCCACGACGAACGGTCTCACATTGTCCGGGTGCTACCCGGCATCTTGTGCAGGCGACAGGATTCGAACCTGCGAACCCGAAATTTTACTATCGGAGCTGATTCCTCCCAGCTTCCGCCCGCATATATTTGTGCCGTGTGGGAGGTGCGACCTCCCGCCCCTGATCTTGGGGTGCAACGAGCGCACGGCATATGACAACAGCCTATAGGTTTCCCTACAGGCTGTTTGTGCCGGTATGACCTTTCGGTGCCAGAAGGTGCGCCCAATACCGGCGGCGCATAAGATGGAGGAAACGGGTTGAGTGGAAAGACGGGTGGATGACTATGCCTTATCATCCACTGTACCTATTGTAGCACATCATTAGGTGGAATTTGGCTCATCTTTTCCTGCAAAACCACAATATGTAGCAATGTCGAACAGGAATCTTTCTTTTCTCCGGCGAAATGTTGCTTCGCTTATCCCCGGAACAACAATCTTGTTGCGGGAATACTTATGCTTGCCCTGACAGTTGCGCATGATCCCCTGTGTAAGCTGCTTTCGAACGCTCTCGCTCTCCAAATCCCGCCCACATCGGTCTATGGCATATTCAACAGCCCGCATTTTCTTGGTTTCCGGCCAGTTCTCTATGGCGGCAAGCTGCTCCGCCTTGCTCTCTGCCGGTCTACCAATGCCGGGGGATCGGGGCATACCCTCTGTTGCACTGTTCCCTCCGCTCAGTATCTCGCTCCTTGCGTCGTTGTATGCCTGTACTCTCCGTGGATAACCTCTGACATAGGCAATGCACTCAAGCCGCACATCATACGGCAGCGTTTGTTTTCGGCTCATGCCAGCCTCCTTACTCTGCGTTGTTAATTAGTTTGTAGTCGCTCCGCAGAGCGTCCGCAATATCCTTCTTGGTCACATAGCCACTGTTTTTTGCGTCCACCAGCTCCACAAGGCATTTTTGCAGATACTCAACACTCATAGTGTCGTGGCTGTCCGGCGTTTCCTCCAACACGTGGAATCCAAATTTTGTAAGCAGCACTTCGGACACCAAATCCATATTCTGCTTTGTCCCTATCAGCTTTCCCTGCTGGTACGCTTTCATGGGGTTGTTGGGCAGGGTTTTGCCGTCAATTCTCATTTCCGTCCCTCCTTGATCTTGTCCACCAGAAGCAGCCGCACAGCTTGGCAGAGTGCATATACAAGGCTATTCTGCCAAATGCTCCGTCGCTCCTTAATGCGGCACATACCGTTCTCGATTTCCTCCAAGGCTTCCAGCATTGCGTCTTTATTCGCCATCGGCTGCCCTCCACGGAGTGTCCACGCATTCAGGATGGACAATCTCCATCTCGATCGCCCACAGTAGGTTCCACGCCGCAGCTACAAGGTGCGGCTCATCCACATAGCCCGCCAGATATTTTGCCGCATGGCGAATAGCGGAATCTAACAAACTGTGGGTTGGGATCCCTTTATCGACATTATGCTCCCCGTATTTCAAAGCGCCCGCCTCGCAGTGCTTCGACACTTCCATGATAGCCGACCAAGGGAGCAAATCCATCCGTCCCTTGCCCGTGTGCATATCCCGGAGTGCTCCGCTTGGAAACTTTGTTCTTTCTCCGCTGTCTTTAATCATAGTCCCTCCGTTCTCCGTAACTGCAAAAATCGTCAGCCTTTACATACGGTAGTCCACCAGCGAAATCACATCCGCATTCGTATTCATCCGGCTTGTAATGCTTGCAGTCCCTACACCGCACCACTTCCACAGCATCAACGGTGGGGGCTTTTTCCAATAACCTTACCATCCCGTTCCACCCGGCGCAGTAGTCCGCTGGCAATAGATTCCTGCTGCATCGCCCCACGCCCAGTGCATCCGCATCAATCAGCCGCATCGCCGTCACCTCCGTCCATCTTTGCCCCGCAGTTGGGGCAGTAAGGCTTGCCGTACTCTTTCGAGAAATTCCGGCAGCGGGTGCATTGCTCCTCATAATTCCCCGTTTCCAGATTGACCCGGCCCGTGCCCCACCGCCCATGCACTACCGGGGCCACATCAGCAGCTGGGATTGAGCCGATACCGTCCCATATACTCCATGCCGTGTAATCGCCGAACCGACCGCATTGTTGCAACGCTTCTGCTCTCTCGATGTATTCAGCCATTGTCAGTCCTCCTGTTCCCACCGGATTTTCATCTGCGCCGGGTATAAATCTACCTCCGGGCGGCGCTTTCCCGTCCATCGCAGGCCACCAGCCTGTCCCACGCATTTCCATCCACTGGCTTTCAAGCTCGTGCCGCTTTCGCTGTCCAGTATGTAGGTCACAAGCCGCTTATAGCCCATCGCGCGAGCAGCCCGCCATGCGGCGGCGTAAAGCATGGAGCAGGCGTTCCGTGTGCCATCCGTGCATAGCCGGTTTACTTCCAACGTCCACCCATCGTCAAGGTGCCGAGAAACCGGTCGTCCAACAATGGCCACGCCCACGATTTTCTCTCCGTCAGAGCAGCCAATCGAGAACTTGTGTCCTACGACCGGCTTATGATGGCGGTGATACTGTTCGACATAGGCGTTTGCCTCTTTTAGCGTCATCGGGCAAACCTCAAGACTCATGTCTGCGCCTCCTTATCGTCATGGTTTTACCTCCTCGTTATTGTGATGTGCAACTGTCTCCCCAGCCACTCCAAGCCGGGTTTTGTGAGATGATATGTTGCTCCACGCTCATCCCGGTGGACGGCGAATAGGCACTCTGGCAATTTATTCTACAGAACCACCATCCGGCCCAAACAGTGTCCGTGTATTTTTTTGCATAAATCTAAAATAATACTTGACTTTATTTAAACTCTATGATATACTTTAGTTACAGTAAAGATAAGTGACAGGCCAAAAGGCCGGAAAGGATGCATTAAAATGACTTACCGTGATTACATGATCGACAGCGACGAGAACCTCAGCTGGTGCAAGCCCATCTCCTTCGATGGTGGCCGCATCGTCATCACTCGCAATGGCGGCGAGATCACAGGGATCCTCGCCGACGGCGAAGACCTCGACGCCACGCCGGAGAACATCCGCACCATCGCACTCCGCATTGATCCCGACTGCGGCGGAGACATCGACATGGTCAACGCAACCGGCCGTGAGCTGGCTTGCCGCGAATGCCCGTGGTTCTCCACCTGCTGTGCGATGGACGAAAACTGTGAGGAGGATTAACCCATGAAAAAGATCATCAACAACAAGGTGTACGACACCTCCACCGCCACAATGATCGGCCTGTCGGACAACGGCCACGAGTACAATGACCTTGCCTACAGCGGCGAGACGCTGTACCGCAAGCGCACGGGGGAGTATTTCCTCCACGGCGAGGGCGGCCCCATGACCAGCTACGCTGTCCGCACCGGCAGCAACAACTGGAGCGGCAGCGAGCGGATCACCCCGCTTTCCTATTACGCCGCCAGACAGTGGGCGGAGGAGCATCTGGGCGCCGATGCCTACGAGGCCGAGTTTGGCGCAGTCACCGAGGATGACAGCCAGGTCACGATCACCCTATCCCTGCGGGCCGACACCGTCGAGGCGCTGCGCCGCACCGCCGCCAAGGAAGGGCAATCCCTTAGCGCTTACGTGGAGCGTGTGCTGCGCCCAGCGGTGGACATCCCTTGCTCGGCGGACATACCGGTCGGGGAGAATTGACGCTATGGGTAGCAAGCGCCGCCCCAAACCGCCCCAATAACCGCCCAGAGAGGACACCCACCACGGGTGCTCTCTCTTTTTGCTTACTTAAATACCTTCGGCGGGTACCGCTCCTCCCACGGGCGGAAGCCCTCCCCCATGATACGCCGCAGCTCCCGGTCGATACTCTCCGATGGCCTGTCCCACCGGCCTGTCTACGTCCATCACGATCCTTAGCATCCTGCCTCCTCCTTTTACTCATACGGCACTCCAATATACTCCAGCACTTCCCGCAGGCCCATCTTGTCCATGCAATAGGCGTATTGCTTGGGGTGCGTGACCTTCATCCGCTGGAAGCGGTTAGGTTCTTTTTCCAAATGCGCCCCAAACATACAAAACATGCAGCCTGTGCGGCTCAGGCCGGTGGTTGTAAGCCGGTCTTGCGGCTCATAGCATCCAAGATAATCGATCCAATTCATCTGTCCTTCAAATTCCGGATCGTCATCGATCTTGATTTCGCCGTATACCGGGCAATAAGGGACGTCGAAATCCTTGATATAATGCAAGACATCCTGTTCCGTCCAAAAGGAAAGCGGTTGCGATGTTGGTGTTTTGGCTTCAAAAGCATTACATCCGTTGGAAAGCCATGCTTGTTCCCGGTTGGGGCTTTCTGCTGCCATTGTGCCGATAATCGCTTTTCTGCCTGTCTGCTTCCCATATTGGTTGATAGGTTTGTGTTTCATAATGGCGCAGCATTTAGCAGACACAGGGAAAGGCGCGTCTATCAAAAATGCCCATTTGCCGCCAGTTACAAATTTCGTCCATTCTTCGCCCCTGATCCATTTCGCCCTTTTGCTGTCTGGGTGTCGCCTTGCAGTCTCAACGTACCCTGCGACACGCTTGGAAGCAACCGGGTACCCGTACTTCCTGATGACTTCATCAAACCGCATTTCGGGCCGTAGAATTTCCACGTCTGGATTGTAACAGTCATATTTCCCAGCCTTGACCTCCCGGACAAACCGCTGAATCTCCGGGTATTCCAGCCCAGTATTGACAAACACCGCCGGAACATCGGAGTACATGGAATCAACAATGTGCTTTAGAACCGTGCTGTCCTTGCCTCCGGAAAAACTGACGTAGACCTGCCCGTCCCAATGGTCGTACCAATCCCGGATGCGCTGCCGGGTCAGCGGGATCTTCAGCCGCAGCGGCAGGCTCTGGAGCTGCCGCAGGTCTCCTACCGTGTGCTTACTGTCCGCCATGCTTGATCGCCTCCGTCAGCAGCAGCCGTACCGCCTGACACAGGGCATAAACCAGCTCGTTTTGCCAGATGTCCCGGCTCGCCTTGATGCGGCACATCCCCGTCTCGATAGCGTCCAGCGCCTCCATCAAGTCCTCACGCCTCGCCATCACTCCACCTCCAGCTTTGCAAACGGGTCGTACTCACTTGGGTCTGCCTTGTTAGCCCACTCGACCCACATAGTCGCTTTTTTGCGCAGCTCGTCGTCCAGCAAGAACGGCTCCTTCACGAGGATGAGCTGCGGATTGTTGCGCATAAAGTTCGCGTTTTCCACTATTTCTTCGTAGTCCACCGGACAGAGCAGTTTGCTGTACACGCGGTCGCCCTTGCTTGAAATGCGGCGTGTAAATGATGCCTCTTTGAAAACGAACGGTTCTGTAAGGTGCGGGTTCAGTTTAAGATCGTATTTCGCGATGTATCCAAGTTTCATGTTCATCACTCCACCTCCTGCATCCAGAACTCACGTTGGCAGTCATCACAGGGCTTACACAGTCCAGTACGTTCGGTTTCCTCATCAGTGCAGCTAATATCGGCATCCAACAACTTCGGGCAAATGTTTACGACACCGTCACTGTCTCTCGTCGCACCCGGCCACCGCTTCAAAAACTCGCTCTGCCGGGTCTTATGTGGATGCTCCTTCGCCCACTCCTCGACCACCTGAACAAGCTTTTCAGCGTCATGTATGTCCCATATGGTGTTGCATATCATACCACCCGCAGGACACTCGGCACACCCACGAAAATGCTTACACATCCGGTTTCGCTCCCGGATAAACTCCACTGCATCCATGTCTATACTCCTTTCCGCCCCGCCTCCTGGGCCTCCCCTCTTACCATCTGCCAGCACCGGCGGAACCACACCATCCACGCCACGCAGCCGGGCCATTGCTGCCCGCCCATCCTCTGGCTGCAGCTGCCCAGATCCTTCGATCGCCTCCGGCAGGCCTCACAGGGGAGCCTGTCCGGGCAATCCTTCGCACAGGGGCTTTTCATCCGGCCCACCTCACGATCTTTTCTCTCACTCCCCACCGCAAAGCGTCCTCGTGGCTATCAAAGTAAAGGTCAATGCGGTCGCCGCTAATTGCGCCGCCCACATCCTGTGCTATGTAGATATGCCCATCGATCTCAACCTCTGTCCCCAACGGTATCACATCGGGGTCCGTGGCGATGGTCACGCCCTGTTTTGCTTTCGCTCCTGTGGCTGTATAGCCGTTTGAATACGCTCAACAGCATTTTTCGCATGGGCAGTATGCTGTCACGGTCATGGTACTTTCGTGCGTGTAGGCGGCTTTCTGTGGCGTTTCTTGGCGGATTACTTCCGCCACCAGCGGGGAAACAGGTTCTTGCTCCTCCACATATTCCGCTTCTGCGGCAAGTGGCTCCACCCACAATATCCCGGCGGCAATCAGCAGCCCAAGGGCCGCACCTCCGACAACTGTAAATATGCTCTTTCTGCTCATTTTCTTCCTCTCCCGTATACCATCCATTGCATAGATACCCCAAGCGCATCACAGATATGTGCCAGCACCCACACCGATGCGGTGCTGTGTCCACACTCAATATAGCTGATTGTCGATGGTGCTACACCAGATTCCAAAGCCAAATCATTCTGCGACATAAGTTCCTTCTCCCTTGCCTCCCGCAGGCGCTTCCCCATTCCCGCAAAATCTGCCGTCATGTGTATCCTCCTTTCTATCATCAGGATCGTACTCTGGGCAACTTACCACCAAAAATGATGTGTATTTTTCATTTTTTGTCGGGATTGCATTCCACCCCTTTACCGGCTCAAATCGTATAGGCCAGCCCTTTTTTGTGTAGTCTACTTCTGTCCATGAGCATCCTCCATACGCTTTTCTACAAGTCCAGCAAAGCGTTTTCCCTCCAGTGGTAATATGCTCCTTCACGAGTTTTTTCCTCCTCTCACCACTCAACCGTGACTTCACATTCATCCGGCATAAGCATGCGTAGATTTTGCAAAACACTTTCCCGGTCTCCCCGGATAGTGAGCCGTGCGTGAAGCAGTTCTGCACTTCGCACGTGCAACGGTTCCACACTACGCACCGGCGTTGGCCCATCGGACTGTTTTTCTGGCGTTTCTTCCACCACTTCGGATGTGTGCCACTCTGATAGTTTCTTTTGCCACAAGTTAAAGTTCCGACCACCTCGCACAAACGGCACGCCAAGTTTTTTCCCACATTCTATGATAGTGGCACTGCAACAGCCCATTTCTTCCGCAAGGTATGTAGCTGCACCTCCGCAAGACTGCATATTCCGCAGATATTCCCGCTTAATGTCGTCCGGCATCGCCTTGAAATCTTCCCAAGGCATAGGCCGTGTGATGTTGTAAGTTTTCACCGCTCCGTTTCTCTCCTTCCTTTGCGCCGCAGTGAGGTAGTCGCTGGGCAATCTGCATTTCCCACGCTTGCGGTTCACATGGGCAAACGCGCCTCTTGCAACACGCTTTTTCTGCACGATGTCATAGTCAAAATCATTCATAGGCGGTTATGCTCACCTCCGTGCGTGGATTCTCCTTGTCGTACAGTACCCGGCTCCCGTCATGGCTGACAATAATGCCGCAGTGGTCGTCCAGCAGCACCCGCGCCTTGACCAGCACATCGTCCACAGCCTCCAGCAGATTGGTTAAATCCACTCGCCGCTTGGTTGGCATATAAAACAGGCATTTAACCTCCACGGGGTAATCTAACGGCTCATGCACACCAGCCTTTTTGCAGTACCACACGGCCTTTGCCTCGTAATCGATGTACTTCTGCGACGGCATGATAAACGATTTCCCCGTCTTGCTGCTGTGCATAATACGCTGGCTGTTTTTCTTTGTCACAGGTGACAGGGGTATGGTAAAGTGCATGTCAGCCATCGCCGCCTCCCATCTCCATCTGCCCATCCACCTGCATGGCCTTTGCAAGCCTGCTGCAGGTGTCCAGCTCGTCCAATGCCCGCTTGAGGTACATGGAAAGTAAGGCTTGCTTTTCTTCCTCCGTTTCCGCCATCTTGTAGCCGCCGTCTTTCATGGCAACGATAGGCACACCCTGCCGCCTCTGCTCCCGTATCATCCGGCGGTTCTCTCTGTCCGGCATACCGGTCAATGCTTCAAGGTTTTTCCGGGTGTATGTAATGCCGGGAATCATGCGTAATGTGGTCATGTCAATCCTCCCCAAATCTCAGTTTCGTCACGGCGATAGGAAATTCCTCGATCTCGCTTGCCCAGCGTGCCGTGCCCTTGCCGTTGTGCCGTTCGAACACCAGCGGAAATCCGCCGATGCCGTCGAACAGGCTACCCATCGTAACAGGACGCAGATATTGCGCACTGATACGCTTTGCCAGGAAATCCCAGAAGGGCATGGCGATGGAGTTACCCAGTGCCTTATACCGGGGGCTGTCCGCATCCTTGCGGCGCTTGCCCTTGCTGTCCATCCACTCGCCGATGTCTGTCCAGCCGTCCGGGTATCCTTGCAGCCGTTCGCACTCCATCGGGGTAAGGCGGCGCACGATCATGTTCTGCACCGGGTATGTCTCTGCGTCCTCCCGGTACGAACAGGAAGCCCTTGCCCGCAGTGCGTGTGCCACATCTGGTGTTGCCCCGCACACCAGCATATCGTTGTATGCGTCCTGCCCGTTGTAGCTCCCGGCATGAGCGCCGGGGGAAAGCGTACCTGTCACATCTTGGTACGTCAGCGGGATTTGGTTGCCGCCGGTTCCCATACGGGCTTGCAGACTGGGCGCTACCTCGCCGCAGTCCCGGATGACATCGCAGGCGTGGCTCATATCCAGCACGGTGGGCTGGTGCCCATGCTCCTGTGCTCTCAGCGTCCCGGAAACATCATGGCTCACGCCCATCACATTCCCGCCTTGATCGTTCAGGCATAGCACCGCCGGTTTGTTCCCGCCGCACTCTGCGTTCAGCGTGGGGGATTGCTCTTCGGCGTATCCGATGCTCCGGGACTGTTCGCTGTTCCCCAGCTTAAACCCGGCGCAAACCGCAGGGCGATCTATGGTATTCACCGTATAGCACGTATCCTCACGCCATCCCTTGCCGTTGCATCCTGTCGTGTCGGCACGGTCGATTGCGTTTCCTTGCAAACAGAAAATCGTCTGGTCATTCCCTGTCCCAAGCGTCCCGCTTTTCTCCGTCTGGACTAAGGCTCCCTTTCCTCCTCCGTCACAGCCCCCCCTGATTCGGACTGCGTAAGAAGCACATCCTTCAGCACCGGTGGAAGATCTTTCCCCCGCCGTTCCGCTCTCCGCAGGATGCCCTGACACGCTTTTGCGCTCAAAGAGTATTTCTCCTGCGGTGTCTCCTCCAAAATCTGCGACAATCGAAATACGACGGCGGCGTTGGGGGACTCCCCAGTATTGCGCATCATGCACTCGCCAAGCCACGCTCCATCGTCCTCCCACTTCATCGTGGTAGCCCCCCCAGGTGTTCCAGCCTTTTTCAGGCACTTCAATATCGGGGGCTTCCGGCTCTGCGATGCGGATGATCTCTTCGAGGACTGCCGCGAAGTCTCGCCCTTTGTTGCTGCTGAATGCTCCGGGCACGTTTTCCCAGACCATATACCGAGGTCTGACCATGTCACCTGTCCGTCCGTTCGCTCTGTCATGCTCTCTCATCTCCTTTACGATGCGGACCTGTTCCATGAACAATCCGCTCCTTGCTCCCGCCAATCCGGCGCGTTTTCCCGCAATGCTCAAATCCTGGCACGGCGATCCACCCGTGATAACATCCACGATTTCAATTTCTGCACCGTTGATTTTCGCAATATCCCCGAGGTGCTTCATCTCCGTTCCTCCCGTTTGGTCATTGTAGCCTCCAATTCTGCTTTTTGCCGATGTTCAGCATATAATCCTTCGCCCTCTGGTTGATCCTGCTCCCAATTGCCTCGTCCCAGCTCAAAATGCGGTCAATGGTCAGTTCCGTGGAAATGATCGTGATTGCATCTGGGTTGATATATCTGGCATTCAGCAGGTCAAAGGCAATGTTTTTGTCGGCATCCGTTACGCCGCCCTTGAGAAAATCGTCGATATACAGCGCACGGACTGTTTTCAGCGGGTGCATGGCTTCGGCGTATGCTTCGGCATCGTTTACCTTTGCCTTGATTGCCGGAATATCTCCCCGCCATTGCACATACCGCACTGGGATTCCTCCGTCCATCAGCTTGGCGCAAATCGCCGTACACAGGTGTGTTTTCCCAGTGCCGGGAGAGCCGCCGACGAAAAACCACTTGCCTTTCCAGTCGGTCAAATACTTCTCCGCCGCTTGCTTCGCGGCCTGTTGCCAATACTCCTGAGTTTGGAACGACTCAAAGGTGCAGCTATCCAGCAGTCCCAGAAGCCCGGAACGCTCCATGCGAAGCCTATTCCGGCGGATGATCTCGCATTTGCAGGTTCTGCTCACCAGTTCGCCGCTTTCCGTGCGCCGGACGGTGTAGCCCAGCCCTCCGCAGATGTCACAGCCATGTTCCGACATGGTATTCTTGCTTTGTTGGCTGTTCACCGGCTTCCTCCTTTCTGCGCTGCTCCCATGTTCTGACGGCGGCCTTCCAGTCCTTCATGCGATTTTTCCCAACCATCCAGCCCTTGCAGGCGTAGAAATCGATGAATTGCTGTGCGTCAACTGTAGACCCCCGTTCGGCGATATAAGCCCGAACCTCGTCCAAAGAGGGCGGAGAGAAGCGCGCCTCGCGCGCATTATTCTCGCTTCTCGATTCTCGTATATCGATTCTCGATTCTCGATTCTCGAATACGGGGACATCTGCATTCATTTGTTTGCAAATGATTTCATCTGCTTGCGTAGGCTCTACAGGCTCAGGATATTTGCTTTCCTTTGCTCTCTGTGTCTGATACTTACCCCATGTTGGTAGGTAGAGGAAGCGCTTGCCCTGTGAAGTATATAGGGCAACCAATCCAGCACTCGCCAGTCCATGAAGGGCGTTTTCTACAGTTTTCAGAGTAAGATTTTCTTTCAAAGGGAATAGCCTGTTTTTGATAATTGCGGCCCGTCCGTCATAGCGTCCGAAATCATCGCAAGAAACAATCAGCCGATAGAACAAGACCTCCTCGAACCATGAAAGCCTATCTACGCTGTCGCTGGTGCAGATGCTCTCGCGTATGATTCTGTTCGGCATCGGCGCACCGCCTTAGAACGGAAAATCGCCGTCGTCCTCGGAAATCTCCGTGAAGGTCTGCGTGGGCTGCTGCGGTGCGCTGTCCTTGCTGCCGCAGAAATGTACCCGGTCCGCCGTCAGCTCCACCACAGTGCGCTTGTTGCCAGTCTTGTCCTCGTATTCCCGGCTGGAGAGCTTGCCCTCTACGATGATCTCCTTGCCCTTAGCAAAGTGGTTGCAAATCATCTCCGCCGTACCCTGCCATGCCACGCAGGGGAGAAACAGCTTCGTTTCTCTGTCCTTAATCTTCTCGCTCCACGCCACACGGAAGCTGCACACTGCTGTTCCACTGTTGGTGCGGCGCAATTCAGGGTCAGAGCAAAGCCGCCCCTGCAAAATCATTCTGTTTACCATCGTTTTCCTCCTTACAAATAGCTTTTTCCAAATTCACGGCGGAAGTCATCCTCCGTCCATCCCTGTTCCTGCATGGCCTTTAACTGGCCGTATCGGCGCAGGAGGCGCATTTGATTCCCGTTGCGGTGTACTGCCAGCCCTCCGTTTCTATGGCACCGTTCGCCGCAGAGATACACTACAAGGCCGTATTTCTCGCTTTTGTTGCGGTATGCGCCGCCGAAGATGTGCCTAATGGTGCCGCTCCAGCGGGTCACCCGCTCCATTTCTGCCGCACAGGAAGCACCGTCTTTCATCAGTCACCTTTATCACCTCCCAACGGCTGGGCTTCGCCCCAGCGTGATTTTAGCGCATCCAACTCCTGCGGTGTCATAGTCTCGATTCCAGCTTCTCGGCAATCGGCAACGATCTGGTCAATCAGCCGTGACATCTGCTCTGTGTCGTAGGTGCTTGAGCCGTACCAAACCGCCACGTTCACGCATCCCGGAATTTTGCTTGGCCCTTGTTCCGCCATCCAGCCGGTTCCTTTCGCCTCCCATCTGCGGCAGAACTCGTCCGCCGCCTTTGATACCATGCACACAACATCGCTCACACCACCAATGATCCTGATTTCTTCCCGGTACACATCATTCCTCGGGATCCCATAGTGTGCCGCCAGTTTATCCAGCAGCACCCACGCATAAGCGTTTGCGTCAAGGCTCCTGCCCTTGCGCTTGATCTGCGCCACATACTGCTTGTCCGGCTTCATCTCGTCACAGATGGCCATTGCAGAGGCGGGGGACTGCACCCGGAGGCACAGCCACGCCCCATCGCTGTCCTGCTGCCACCGTGCGGCGGTCACATCAGCCTGCAACATTGTCCTGCTCCTTCTTTGCAGCCTTCATGCAGCCGGCGCACATCTGCGCTCCGTAGCGGCCCTTGGAGTACTTAACCATGTCCTTTACCGTCCACATTTCGCCGTTGCGCTTCCTGACGGACACAATGTCAGCTCCACATCGCTCACACACCGGAGCAGCGTTCCGCTCCTTCTCGTCCAGCTCGGCGGAAGAAATTTTGTCCGGGTCCTCGCCGGTGGGAAGCGCAAAGGTCCGCAGCCACATATACTTAAACGCATAGGTCATGGCCTTGCCGCTGCCCTTGTCTTGTGTGTCTGCTCCATCTCCGCAGGATGCAATCTCGATGTATTCCTCCGGGTTTTCCACGTTGACCATGCGGTAGATGACATCCACGTGGGTAATGTTCCCAGTTCTCCCGGCTGTCTGTGCGATGGGGTATACAACCAGTTTGTGTTTCAGCAGTTCCGCACGCATGATGGAGGTTACCTTCTCCTCGCTCAGTGCCTTGTATTTGGTGCTGCCAAACTCTACATGATCGTCCTTTGCCAAATACTGGACATCCTGCATGATTGCAGCGATTTTCTCGTAGATATTCATCATTCGGGTTTCTCCTCATCAACAACTTGTAGCGGGCAATATGCCCCGACGATTCTCGTGTCTAACAGATACTCGCCTGTTCTCCGACATTGATTTCGCGAATAAGTCTCCAGCAGTGGGCAGAGGTTACAGCACATTTTCCCCTCCGGGAATGGGATTTCCACTGTAGCTTTTATGTACCGGAGGACACCGTTTATCATCCCAAGCCTCCCTTATGCAAAAACTCCGAGAGATACTCACCCTCCGTCAGCTCGGAAATATAATCAAGCTGCACATCGGAAAACTTCCGTATAGCCAGCTTAAAATTCCCGATCGTTTCCAGCTCACACTTGTGGCACATAGCGGACTTCATCGGCTTCCAGCCGTGGCAAACAGGACATTCATCCGCTTCTCCGGGGATAATCTCCTCTCCGCACTCTGGGCAGACATAAATTATGCTGTTTCCGCACTCATCGGACTTTTCCTCGATGTAATCCAACGAATGGAACGCTGCCCCACAATAATCACACAAATACATCGTCTTTCCCTCCGTTTGTGTTACTTCCCGTCCAGCTTGTCCACCAGCCGCATGAGCCAATAACTCACCGTTGCGGCTCCGATGATGACCAGCGTCAATGTGTACCCGTCCATCAATTCACCTCCGCAGCGCAAAGCGCATCGCACATACCCTTGCAGGGGCAGGCCGGACAATCGCACTCCAGCGGGCTCTTCTCTTCGCACAGCGCATCGTGCCGTGCCAGAAAAGCATCCTCCAGCGCCCTGTATTCTTGGTTGGTCATGTTTACTCCTCCCGCTCTGCGATCCACGCATCCAGCTTCTTTTTGAAAATCTGAAATACCCGGCTGCGGTCGGTGCGGATGCACACGCCGAAGGGGTACACGCCCTGCTCCAGGCCGTCGGCCAGAGTGTCAGAACAAAGGCTCAAGCCTTTATCTCTAAGATACTTCGATGCCTGGTGCAGCGTCATGGTTTCGATCATTTGTCATCCTCCTTCTTCAACAGCTCGTCCACCGTGCAGCCGTACAGCTCGGCGATCTCCGGCAAGCGGCTGGCTCTCGGTGCCTGCGTGCCGGTCTCCCACATGTAAACCGCCGCATCCGTCACCTTTAGTTTCTCGATGACCTGCCGGACACTTAGCCCAGCGGCCACCCGAGCGCTGCGAAAACTCATTCTGTCACCTCCAGTTTGATTCTTGCTTAGTTTCCGTTGAATACGGCGAGGAAAAGTGCAAAAGCTTTAGCCGGCTCCGCATCGTCCAACCGCCGGTCTAAGTGCTCGGCCGCCGCCACGATGTTACGGCATCAGGGCGGCTTTCCCTCTCCGCAATCAACAAAAACTAAGTTTTACTTGACAACTTAGCAAACTGTGGTATTATGGGAGTGCCAACAACCATTAATATTTTCCGCAGTCCGCTAAGTGCAGGGGGGCTTGGTTTTGTATTGCCTCCCGCCGATTCTTATTATAACTAATTAGAAATTATAAGTCAACCGCTTTCTATTAGTTTTTATTAGTTTTGGCGAACTGCACAATATACACGAGGTGCAAATGGACGCTATAGACAAAATCAACTTTTACTTGAGCAAAAAGGGCAAAAATGGAGCCGATTTAAGCCGCGCATTAGGGCTATCAAATAGCATTTATAGCCAATGGAACACGCGGAAAACTAAGCCGTCAAATGCTCGCCTTCCCGCTATTGCCGAATATCTCGGCGTTTCCGTAGAGGACATTATGCCAGACGATGTAGCCGCCCCCGCAGCTTTGGAGGGCGCAAAAAAAGCCCCCGATCCGGAGATCGAGGGCGGGATGAAAGATGAAGATTTGAAAGAAGCTGTCGAGCTTTTGAAAAAAATGGATAAGGAAACCCTGCGGATTTTTATCAAAGCCGCCCGCGGGGCTTTGGAGAATTAATTATGAGTATTTCGCGCTCGTAGCCGTTTTCTTTACTGATAGCCCAAATTTTCATTTTATCGCCTCTATAATTTTATCAAACTGATTGCGGGTCATTTTACTCGCTAAAGAAATCGCCTCAGAAAGTAACGCAATATGCTCTGCATTCTTTATTATATCACATTTATTTTTCGTTTCACAGCTTACAATTTCCATCTTTATATTTTTCTGCTTCCAATCCACATTATTTCTCCTTTCGGTTTATCTACCTATAGTCAAAATATGGCATTTGTTGCACAGTTTAGGGCAACAATACAAAAAATTTTTTAAGAAGGAGCATAATTAGAAATGGCTAAAAAATCTTCCTTTAAAATACCAGGGCTTTCATTTAGCTGGAAACGTGCGCTTGGAATTACCAGCGCAAAACGCAAGATTGCAAAAGCAACGGGAATTCCTACAACAAAGGCGGGGCGGCAAAGAAAAGTCGGCAAGCTATTGGGGATTAAGTGAACGCCATAGAAAATTATTTCATATAGTCCCCACCGCCCCCGCACCGGACGGTGGGGATTTTTTGCCGCCTATCGCCGTCACTGGCTCTTGGCCGCATACCCACAGTATCAGTTTGTTGTTTGGCAAGTCAATCCAAAAACCGGATAATATGCGATTAGCCGGTAAAAACAAACGGAGAGGTTTGCCCAAAATAAGGCAGGAGGGGAAGAAATGGAAAAAACTTTGCAGGATATTTGCAGAGAGGCAAAGGAGTACCAGCATCTTACCACGCAAGACTTAGCCGATTTAACAGATCTGTCATCGTCCACGATCAGCAATTACTTTTCTGCGTCTTCAAAGGATCCAAGCCTATACAAGATGGGGCTTATATGCGCCGCCCTCGGTGTGTCTATAGATGAGTATTTTGGTATCGTAAAGAGACCAACCACGGAGGAGCAGCTGGCAGAGGCCCACAGAGCAATGGCCGATGCAGATGCAAAGCATAGCGCAGCCCTACGCATTGCGCACTTGGAGGGCGGCATGGAGCAGCTGACCGGATCAGTGGCAAAGCACGAAAAAAAGGAGCGCGTATTGCAAATTTGGGTGTATATCCTGGCGTTTTCGCTGTCAATTGCCGTATCCATAATATTTGGATATTTGGCGTTTGATTCAAGCGTCCCGCACACAGGGCTTATCCGCAACGGGCAGATTACATCAATCGGCTGGATGCTATTTGCTCTGCTTGCGGTGGGCGTCGGTGTAATCATTGCTTCGCTGATTAATGCGCTGCGATATTACAGGCACCATCAAACTGATAAAAATATAGGGTAGGAGGATAAAAATGGGAAAAGCAATGAGGAGGGCCAACGGAACCGGGACAGTGTATAAGCTCGCCGGGCGCCGACGCAGGCCCTGGGTGGCTGCAAAGCAAAAAATCATTATAGGATATTACCCCACCAAAAAAGATGCTATAGCAACGCTGGAACGTCTTGCAGGCAAGGATTTAACGGAGCAGTACAACATGACCTTTGCCCAGGTGTTTGACGCTTGGAAAGAGGAGCATTACAAAAAAATAGGGCCAAACGGTATAGAAGGCTATGACGGCGCATTTAAAATTTTTGCGCCGCTGCACGACCGGAAGTTTCGGGACTTAAAAACGGCGGATTTCCAGGGCGTACTGGATGCCCATATGCATAAAGCCCATAGCACTGTGTCCAAGTATAAGCAACTCATAACGCAGATGTCCACATGGGCCATGCGCGAGGAGATCATCACAACAAATTTTGCAAAATTCGTCCAGCTCCCCGAAAACACAAAAAAAGAAAAAGAAACATTTACCGATGCTGAAATAAGCAAGCTGGAAGCGGACGGCAGCGACACCGCAAAAATTATCCTCATGCTGATTTACACAGGAATGCGCATAGGGGAATTGTTTTCCCTACCGGCTAAAGATTATCACAAAGATTATGTGGTCGGCGGTGAAAAGACGGAGGCTGGGCGAAACAGGATCATCCCAATCCGCCCCGAAGGGATCCCATACTTTGCCTATTTTGCAAATAAGGCTACTGGCCCACTGCTCATATCCGGCTATGCTGGGGAAAAAATTCCAGCAAACTTCCGCCGCCGGGATTATTACCCGCTTTTGGAAAAATTAAAAATCCAGCGCAAAACGCCGCACTCCACCCGGCACACCTATGCGAGCTGGGCGAGAAAAGCGGGGATTGCTCCGGAAACGCTACAGAGGATCCTCGGCCACGCCAACTACTCCACTACCGCAAATATATACGTCCATACATCAGCGGAGGAATTGGTGCAGGCCGTTAAAAAGGCGAAAATTTGTTAGTAGTTTGTTAGTTACCGACGGGAGCCAAGGCAAGCCCTTGCAAAATTGCTCTGCGAAAAGTTGCAAAATCGCAACAAATATTGTTATTCTTATTAACTTTTGTGCCTATATATTCAAAACGATTATAATTCACACGCAGGAGGTCACTGGTTCGAGTCCAGCAGTCTCCACCAAAAAAGTCCAGGAATCTCAAGGGTTCCCGGACTTTTTTATTTTTGCCAA